ATAGTCAGGTGGCGGAATTGGTAGACGCTGTTTCCTCCCGATGTGCACCGTCTCTGCTACGGTTACAGGTTCGAATCCTGTCCTGACTACTAATAAAAATAGAGCTATGAAAAATAAAGTTTGGCACAAAGTCGTAATCGCAACTGAAGAGCAGAACGTTGATGTATATCCAACCGAGGGGTTCAATGGAATTATCGTGGAAACCAAGGAGTTAGACGACAAGACTGGAAGTTCAAGGATGTATCTCAATAAGGATGAGATGGAATTGCTGATTCTTAAGATGCGTGAGATGATGGATTACGTAAGTAAGTAAAACAATAGTCAGGTGGCGGAACTGGTAGACGCTCCATCTAATGGACTCCTTAAGAAATAAAATGAACTCGAGATAGTTTTATTTTGGAGATTTACAGGTTCGAATCCTGTCCTGACTACTAAACAAATTAACTTAAACAAAAAACATGATACAAGGCAATGAAGCATGGTGGTATGAGTCCCACTAAACAACATAGTCAGGTGGCGGAATGGTAGACGCAGGATCCCGCAAAGTTCCACGTAAGATGCAGCGAAAGCTTTGACCATCTCATACAGGTTCGAATCCTGTCCTGACTACTAAAACAACAATGTTATGATTGAAGCATTAAAAGTTCTTTTGTTATTTAAAAAACCTACATGGGATGATTTTAGATTACCATACATATTTTTTGGAATAATTGCATGGTTAGAAATTGTAGCCATTGTAATTGGAATGATAAAGTAAACAAATAGTCAGGTGGCGGAATGGTAACGTCATTTGGGTAAAACAGTTTAGCACGAGATGCGACCTCACACAAAGCCTGATAATAACCAAATGGAGTGCGAAGCACAGTAACACTTATGCAGGTTCGATTCCTGTCCTGACTACAAATGGAAAACAGCTAACATAGGACGGATTAGCACCGTTGAAAGAGAACCCGGCTCTCAGAGGATCGCAACCTTAACGGAGAGTAATCATGCCCCGGGTTGTTATGTAGGAGATCCTGCTCTGCTGTGCACGGCATCAGGTGATGGGGAACCAACCATCAATCAATTCTTGACCATATCGACGCGTATGGTAGCCAAGTTTTCCATCATGCCCCTTTGGCGGAATCGGTAGACGCGCTAGACTTAGGATCTAGTCTTCGGGTGAGAGTTCGAGTCTCTCAGGGGGTACGAAACACATAAACTCAAGTACCCATACCGCGAGCGACGGGCTAAGTAAGATACAATTTCGTGCTACGCATTTGTGTAGGGGCGGGAAGTAGAATGCTTGAGAGTGTGTTTTACATATGCTCAAGTGGCGGAAGCGAGGTAATCATGTAGTACCCGATAGTAGACGCTAAGGTAACGAGTTCGAAGGAACGTATTGGTGCAAGTCCAATCTTGAGCACAATTTTTTGATTTACTCCGTAGTAAAATCCTTCTCAAATACTGGAGTATAATATAAAAAGAAAGCAACATGAGTAACATTAAGTTTTACACAAATCGTCAAGTGGCCCTGCAGATGGCCATGGAAGAGACGAAGAGAACTATGGGAATACATGGGGGTACGAAAACTGTATTACGGGCGGCTGACGAATTTTATGAGTGGCTGCAGGGAGCATCGATGAAGGACGAAGACCATAAGGAATTTATTTTTAGAAACAAAACGGATATTTGATGCAGGGCACCATGCAAAAACATCCGAGCAGAGGTTGGGAGATCTCGTACGTCGATGATAGTGGATCCACATTCTGCGTGGACCTACATCCTCAGGAAAGGGCAGACCTGGCTGAACTCGACAGGATCTTCGATAACCTTGATGCCAGGATACTAGCCGAACCCAATGTGGAATTTGAGTTGGTGCATGTTGGAGGGAGGCCGTTTGCCGCCATCAAGCATAACATTCGTCTCCTGAACCAAAACGGTCGAGACGTCAGGTCTCACGTAACATCAATCGGCAGCGATCTTGAACCGGACAGCGAATGGACGCCGCAATACTTTAATCATGCACCCGATGAAAACGATAATCCACGTTAATCAGCATAATATCAAGGCGAACTCCAAGGACGAGGAGAATCGACCCGTGCTTACTTGTAAAACATATAAGTCAAATGAGTACGGTCACCAGGCAATAGTGTATGATGAGAATGGCAAGGAAGCCTGCAGGATAATCTACTCTCCGGATAAACCGCTAAGTTGTGGTGCTAAGGTTTGGATTGAGACCCAAAATAAAGTCCAGATCCTGGAGTAAATTCCCAAGGATCTTAGTATAATAGAAAAAATAAAACTGATATGAAAACTAGAAAATTAAGAGGAGTTCTGGCCCTGATCACGATCTCGATCTTTTCGATAGCTGCCATCTGCATCTTTGTGTCTCCGATCTATTTTGCATTCCAAAAGTATGACGCCATTCAGATGTTGGCACTTTTAGTTACTTGGATCCCAGCCTTCTTTGTGTTCTATGTTGGAGTATTTTTAACAGCATTAATCGATGGATAAGGAAATAAACAGATGGGAGTGGGAACTCTACTATTGGAGCATCGGCACGGCCGGTAGCTTCCACACAAGCTTGGTAAACACTTTCATGTTAGCGGACACTCAAAACTCCTCGCGCATGCTCACCGCTTTTCCGGATGAACTTGGGCCGGTACATAGGTACCGACATGAGTCGGGTTACTGGGAAGGTCTGAGGGCTAGGATAAAAAATAATCAATCTAGATGAAAACAATATTCATAGGCGATATCCACGGCAGATCTATTTGGAAGGAGATTGTGGAGAAGGAAAATGCGGATCATGTGGTCTTCGTCGGCGACTACTTTGACAGCTTTGACATAGGCACGACCGAACAGCTACATAATTTCAAGGAGATCATTGAGTACAAGGAGACTTCATTTACTGATGAAGGTACGGACACTCAACGCAAGACCCAAGTTATCATGCTCATAGGTAATCACGATTACCATTACTATCCAGGCGGAGAGACCTATTCGGGTTATCAGCACGGTGCTGCGCCAGTAATACGACAGTTGCTTGAGGAAAACTCTCACCATTTACAAATGTGCTATCAGTTGGACGACATCATCTGTTCGCATGCAGGAATCGGTCATTCGTGGTTGGTAACTCAAAATGGGTATGATGAGACTGGTGAGCAGAGCATCTCCGATTTCGTGAACGACCTTTGGAAATACAGGCCTGCTAAATTTACCTTTAATGGTTGGGATCCTTATGGAGATTCAAAAACTCAAACCCCCATCTGGATACGTCCTGCGAGCTTGATGAGTGGGAACCGGGACACCTTCCTAAAGGAGAAGCATATCCAAATAGCCGGACACACCGGTGTACGTAAGATCGACATAGAAGGAAAGTCAACAGGCAATCGCTATTACTTCATAGACGCTCTTGAGGAAAAACAGTATCTCGTTTACGAGAATGGAGAATTTACTTTAGGTAAAATTTCCTAAAATAATTTAAACTAAAAGGTCAGCTCGTGAAATACCACACGGATAGAGAAGCTGACCTTTGCTTATTTGGGTCCATAGTTAAATGGATATAACAGTAGCCTTCTAAGCTTCTATTCCAGGTTCGATTCCTGGTGGACCTACCACTCAGTGGAGAGACCTCGATAAAAACACAGCGTTTTTAGATTGCACCGACGTCTCTTCACTTTTCTCGTATAAATAGTTATACCTAGCTTATTTGATTGTTTTCGTGTTCACCTCTCTGGTGAAATTGAACCTAAGAGTTCAACGTCCTTTGCTTCTGAGCTCTTGCTCTATGTTAGAATATGTGCATCCACGTGGATGAAGGTTAGCTTGAAATGCAGATCATTTCAATAATTCAATAAAAATATTCTATATAAATGAAATTACTATTATCACTAGTGTTGGGTCTTATCATCTCAGCACAGGCATTTGCACAAGATCTTTTTGCAAATGCTGAACGTCAGCTCATCGTTGTTCCGGTAAAGGGACAGGAAAGTACCACACAATCTTTCTTTGAGCTTAACCGCTTAAAAATTGTAAAGGAATACTCAGCTTTAGGCTGGTATCTAGTCGAAGTAGCAGCAGATCTTCAAATCTCTGATATTGAATTAGAGTTGACTCGTAAGAGTTTTATTGAAAAAGTGTATCGTGATGAGGTTATGGATTACGAACATGACTACATTCCAAACGATACTGAATTTTCCCAATGTTGGCATCTTTCCCAATCTACTGATCGTGATATAGATGCACCCGAAGCATGGGATGCTCTGCCTCAAAATAATCCATGGGTTTCAGTCGCGATGTTTGACGGAGGCTTAGACCTAACTCACCCTGACTTGGCTGGGAACATAGACAGTCCATATAATGCAGTAAATGGTTCAAGCTCGATACCTTATGCAAATGCATATGATAATCATGGAACTGCATGTTCAGGCACAATTGCAGCAGTTACTAACAATGGACTTGGAGTTAGTAGTGTCGGCAATAACTTCGTGAAGGTTATGCCAATTAACATAATGTCTGCTGTATATGCAGGTGGTTCCTTTTCAACCACATCTTCTATACAAATCGCGGCAGTTAATGCAGCTATGTCTAATCCTAATTGCGTTGCCATTGCCATGTCATATGGAGGAAGCAGCTATTCTGCTGCATTGGACGCTGCCTTCCAGTCAGCCAGAACAAATGGAAGAGGCGGTAAGGGAATGATGGTGTTTGCATCTTCTGGGAACGGATACTCTGGCACAGCTGCGCAATATCCTGCAAATTATTCAGCAGTATGGGGAGTAGGTGCAACTACGTCGTTGGACTTTAGATCATCCTTCTCAAATTATGGCCAAATCTGTGATATTTCTGCGCCCGGCAGTTCTATAAGAACGACTGACCGTGTAGGAGTTGACGGATATGGGATTGAAAACTACAGGAGCGTAAGCGGAACTTCATTCTCATGTCCAATAACAGCAGCTGCCTCCGCAATTATCGCATATAAAAATTGGGAATTGACAGACGATGAAATACTTCAAATACTTTCCATGTCATGCGATAAAGTTGGCGGATATGTTTACTCAAATAATGCAGCATGGCCATATGGAACCAGGAGCAATGAACTGGGTTATGGTAGAATAAATCTACACTCGGCTGTGTTGATGACTCCTGGTCCAGGTACTCCTCCACCTCCACCGCCTGCTCCAAAACATAATTTTACAGTTAGTGGATTGGCTCTTTCTCCTGCCATGTTGAACATAGGTGACACGCTAGCTATTTCATTTAATGCAGTAACTTCACAACCTACTCTGGAAGAAGTTAGCGTTCTTGTGCAAACTAGATACTCGACTAATACGATATGGGGAGACTCGGATGACACCATACTTTCTACCGATACTGTAGAGTTAGGTGCAAATTTGGCAAGTTCACCAGTTTCTATGCAACGTACAGTAAGCGGTCCACAGGGAACAAAATATGTGCTAGTTAAAATAAACTATGATTTAGGATACTCTGACGATATCCAATCTGATAATGTTGCCCTTTCACAATTCATAGTAAATGATCCGCTATTTGTAGGAACCGACGTTAGCGTAGAATTAGCTATGCCAACTTCAAATCCTTTAACGACTTCCTCTCAAATAGTTAACGTACGATGGAGAATAACTAATCAAGGAACCACTCCGATCACTAGCCTTTCATATTATAGAAAGTGGCTGACTTGTACGTCAGCGTTTGGATGCTCAGTCACTGTAAATTGGTCAGGTAATCTTTTACCCGGACAGTCTACTTTTTTGCCTGGACCAAACAGTTATATTAGTTTAAATCTTTGCGGAAGTACTAACAACTGTGCCGTTCCAGTTGGCTCGACAAATACATATCAACTAAAAATTATGACAGTAAATGGTTTCACGGATGATGGAAATACTTCAAATAATACTGTTGATTTTATTGTAAATAGAATTGCAACAAATGAAATTCTAAATAATGAAGTACTTGAGACTCCATCTTATATTTTCTATACGGTGACTGGCGTAAAATTAAACATCGATAATTTCGCTGATCTACCCAGTGGTATGTATATCGTCAAAGAAGTTTATTCTGATCGCTTTGAAGTCTATAAAATATACAAGTAAGTTATCAAAGAGTAATTTAAAAGGCCGGAAAACTCCGGCCTTTCTTTTGATATAAATACTAGTATATGAACAAAATATTTAAGAGATTTACACTAAGTGTGTATTTACACCGAACATTTAGTTTTGAGGATAGTTTTTATCAGATTACGCCTATTCCAAGCCCAGTATTTGTTTTAAATCGTAATGGGTTTAGGGGAACTAATATGGTGATGGGGCTCAATTTTCTTATATGGGATGCGGGCCTTATCGTAACTCTACCGAATAAATAAAATAAAATAAACACAAAATATGTCATTTATCAATTGGGGACATGAAACTCCTGAACAGAAGGAAATGAGAAGAAGATTTGAGGAGCAGGAAGCCATCCGTCAAATGATGGCTAGAAAAATGTTCGAAGCTCAAAAAATTAGTGAGCAATCAGCTTCTTCAATTTCAGGTGCAGGGCCGGGGAGTTTCGGAGTAACTGTTCAAGGAAGTATTATAACTGGAGCCGTTGTAAAGATAGGTTGGGAACAAAATACTTCGTATGTAAATAGCGAAGGCAATACAATAGTATTAGATGAGTCTCAGTTGGGTACAGAGTACGCAACCACTGATTCTACTGGCGTAGCAAACTTTACTAAGTTTAATCCTCAATGGGTGTTGTATGACTATTCTACTGGGAATCTGATTAAGCGATACGCTCCAATATACGCAGTTGGTGGAGGCGCTGATTTAGGATACACGCCTGCTCCAATGAGCTCAAATGTTTCAGTAAATCACGTAAATCAAATAACGACAATACTGTCATCTGCTCCAAACTTAATAGCAGACACATCATTTAAAGATTATTCTGAGTGGGAAAGCACTCTTAATATTTTTAGTGAATTGTTAGAATATGAGTTCAGCGAAGAAGATTCTGACCGAATAAAAAGAGACGGATATGTTCCGACCGATGCATACCAATCATTAATAACTCCTATACGGAAGGCAGAGTATTTATTAGAGTCAGCTGGCGTTGAGAATGATACGATACTGGACAGTGATATTGAGTTTGCTGGAACAAGCAGAACAGCATTAGCTCTATCTCTTACACTAGGTCAAGTTGACTTGAATGAATACTTTGCGTTACGTAAAGCAGGAGAAGTTGAAGCAAACACCATAAAACAGTTAGTCTCTCAAAATTTACCTACTTCTAGTAGATTGAGCATTCTTCTAGTTGATTACACAATAGGTTCAACTGATTTCATAGCAGATGTTGTTGAAAAGTTATATGATGATACTTCTGATGTTGCAGTATTCGATACTCTTTTTGAAACGTATTCAGCTGATGTTTATCCAGGTGATGGTGGCGGAGTCAAGCCTCCAGCAGACAACATTGTATCAATAATTGAAGCTGATCCATACACTGGATATTTTAAGTTTAAGGTTACTGGTGATTCAATAATCGGAAGTACCGTAAAGCTCTCTTCAACTAATGATGGGTGGACACCGGCGATAACACTAGTTCTTTCGGACTCAGGAAATAATACATATGACTTCACAGTTTCACCATGGTCGGAGACACCAGATGACACATATGGAGAGCAGACATTTCGCATAGAAGCTGATCTTACTACTAATAGACTACAGAATTCACAAGACGTTATTTATGTAGTTGGACCCGACGACACTAGCGCATTCCAATCAGTGTTAGACGGATCCGTACTTCCTGGAACAACAGTACATCCTAAACCAAAGACTGGCCAGTTAAGAGTGTTCGACGACCAGGACAGGCAATTATTTGTGGCTGACGCGAATCTACCAGATAAAATATTTAATATTAACTATTGGACAGCGTCGTATGACTGGTTTGGAAACGGTGAAGAGAGTGTCTACATATATTATAATGGAGCCAACTGGGTTATCGATAATGACGGAACTCCTAAGGAAATAATAGCAGTCGGTCCAAAAGATATTGGAAAGCCTACTGGAGTATTTGCGAATGCTAATTCTGGTCAATACTCCGAAGTGTCTAAATATTTCTTAGTAACTGAATTTTAAAAAATAAACAAGTAATATGCCATTTATCAATTGGGGAGATGAGACTCCTGAACAAAAGGAAATTCGTAAAAAGTTGGAAGAGCATGATTCTCATCAGCTAATGTTAAGAAAAGTATTTGAAGCAAGGTCTGGAGTTTCTAGCGCTTCTGCAAGTGGAGCAGGTTCAGGTGGACCAGCTACACCTTCATTTACCATAACGCCTACCTCATTCACAGGAGTATCTCCTTGGGACACAATAACTCCAGTAGAGCAAGGCGACACTTACGGATTTGATGTAGCTGAATCCGAGAATCTTATCATGGCATACGAAGGAACTGGTGTTACCCAGGAGCTTGAAGATAGCATAATGGCAATTCACCCAAGTAGCGGAAGTACTGGATATGTCTACAATGTTGTTTGGGCTGAGGGTAGCGCAGTAAGCAGCGGACTAGCTAAATTCGCATATTACTCAAATTTGAATAAATTTAGAGTTTTACCAATCGATCCATCTGACCCAGATTGGATGCTAAATGACGATACTGCCGGAACTCCATTAGGTGGAACCTTCTTGTTTCCTGCTAAATTTACCTTGTATACTCCAGTAATCGATAAGAACTCTTGGTGTTAATCAAAGTATGATAATACACAGACCGCATCACACTAGAGGAAATCCTAGAGCAAGTTGGATAAATTCATATAGAACATTCAGCTTTCCAGGGTATTATGACCCTGCCTACATGAATTTTGGTCATCTTCAGACCATTAACGATGATCGAGTTGAACCAAATGGTCATGTTCCATGGCACGAACATAACAACATGGAAATATTTGGATACGTAGTTAAAGGGAAGTGCAGACATACTGATAGTCATGGAAACAATATGGATATTCCAGCAGGCGCAGTTCAACGAATGAGCGCTGGAAAAAGCATATGGCACACTGAAGGAAACTCAACTGATGAACAAAATAGATACTTACAACTGTGGATTCAGCCAAATGTCACCGAAACTGAATCTGAGTATGCATGGTACCAATTTACAAGGGAAGATAAGTTAAATCGTTTTTGCAATATTACTGAAAAACTTCCCATCAAGCAGGACGCTAGACTTCTTGCTGGAATCTTTACTCAAGATTTTACTTTTGAATTAGACTCTTCGCGTAGATATTACTTGTATGTTGTGCTAGGTGAAGCAACAGTAAATGGACTTTCCCTGATTGAGGGAGATGGTCTTAGTTATACTGAGGAGAGCAAGATAGAGATCGTAACGAGCTCAGAAGCAGAGATTATTCTATTTGATCTAGTTTAGTCTAAATAAATAACTAAAATAAAAGTACTTTATGTCATTTATTAACTGGGGACATGAGACTCCTGAACAGAAGGAGATTAGAAAGCGTATCGAAGAAGATATGATGAATCAGCTAATCTCTAAGAAGATCTTTGAAGCTCGAGGAGCTACTAGCGCATCAGCTGCAGCCGGAGTAGGTTCAGGAAAACCCAAAAATCCTAAATCGATTGTTGCATTTGCTCCAGTAATTTTTCATGCTGGCTTTCTTCAAGAAAACGGCCATGTTGGAATAACAGTAGCTAAAACAACAGATACTTCGAATTTCGCATTTAGTGAAATTCTTGATTTGGGAGAAGAAACAGTCGACACTGACTATCTATACTTTAGACTCTTGCATAATGGAGGAACAATACTAATTGGAGGAAGATATAGCGATTATTATAACTGGGCTGCGTTCGTTGATGCTGGAGGAAATTTACTTGAATTTATTCCATGGAAGGATAATCTCAGCACATTCAGCTCAGACGGAAAAGCAGTAGGTCTTTCTTTTCAAGTTAGAGAAACTGTCACCAAATTCTATTGGTGGATGGGAGAAGAGGTATTTAGCAGATCTATTGAAAATTCAATACAGGACGTGAGTACTGGAGAGTTTAACTGGGATACTTCATCCGACGGTACTCTTAATGTCAGCGTATATGACGGTTCTCAAACGAGAGTATTTCTAGCCAGACCTAATGGAAATCTAATAGACATTACTGATCTTCTCGAAGATGCAGGCAACTATCATCATAGCAGTAGAAATCATCCAACTTCTAACTGTATACCCTTATTCTTTGAAGACGAGAATGGCTATTTTTACAAACTTCGAGTAATTCAACTGGACGGAACGTTTGCTGATTACTCTTTAACTGAAATCTCTGACGCAGATGGCCTAAATTCTTTCTCATATGGTACATCTAAATTTGGTTTTATGCTAACTAATGGTTCTAGTGAGAGCGTTATTTACGCATACGATAATCTTGCAAGAACGCTTGCCGTTTCTAACGTAATTGATAGATCTGTTTATCCATTTTGGGATAGCTATTATTCTCGATTAGATCCAACGGAGAATTATTTCAATTCATTAAATGGATTTGAAAATTTAATGTTTCTTTTCTACTCGAATAGCACATACGATGGAAAAATGGATAGGTACACTGCTTTTACGACAATCACTTTATTTGGAGGAGAAACTGAATTCGTTGAGTGGAGTCCTTCTTTAGCTGAAGGCGAAACATTTGGATTTGAAACTGCCAATATTGAGAACACGTGTCCTCAGTTAGTAATAAATGCATCTGAAAGTACGACTTCAGTAGACTTATTAACCCTTAGAAAGGATGCTGCTCCAGTATATGAAGACATCATGGCGTACGCCGATTATGCAGGGATTAATCTTATGGTGTGTGGTGATGTTACAATACTTGTGTTGAATACGGGTAGCTATTTAGTTGTAAATGGAGAGACTGGCTCAACTGAGCTTGCGGTAAATGGAATAATTCCAGCTCAATATGACGTAAATTGGAATACTTTTTGGTTATCGGATATTGATAACGGAACTCTACACTTTTATTGTCCTACTGGAGGAGACAGCGTTGCTGGAACAGTTACTAAAGTTATACATGATTCGTATTTTTGGAATAACAATTCTTCTTCAGCCCAATGGAAAGACATAAATGGTCACACTGCAGGTGTTACTTATTTTGAATTTGACGATAACACTGCAAGACTACTTAGTCCTGCTGGAATGTCAGAAGCTTTTGAATACTCAATTGGATACGTCAGACTATACGTATCTGCAAATATGGTAATGCATATTTGGCAAAATACGAATTGGTTTATTGATGTGTATGATATTTATGGAGCACGCTTGAATTCAATTGATACTGGATATCCGATTGAAGATGTTGTCTCTTATCGATTAGTATCTGACCGTTTCTTTATGGTCTCTGGTGACGCAACCTCTTACTTGACAGTGACGCCAGATGGAACTCCATACTATTTAAGCGACGAGAACTTTGTGAGAGACTACTCAATGCCTAACGATTATACATTCTATAACTGGTGCTAAAATAAAAAATAAAAATTATGAAATACGATATAACACTAATTGTCATAAATAAGGATGAGATTTCTCCAGAAAGAGAAAAACTAACGATCCACTCTGAAACTGCTTTAACTTGCGTACAAGCTAAGTCACAGGCATTTGCTGCATGTAAATTCGATTCAGCAAAGTATGAAAAAGAGAGCGATGAACTTTGGACAAAAATGAGTATTGTAAAGCCAGCCGCTTTGGAAGATGCAGTTAACTTGTCTGAGAAGATTCATTCTAGACTTGAGTATTACTTAACTCTTAAAAAGAAGTAATACTTATCTTAATAATTAAAAAGGGACCTACTGGTCCCTTTCTTAGTTTAATCTGATTTACTAGCTATCTTAACGTATTGAGTATCCCAGAAGGCTAGCTATGTCTTCTAGTCATCCTCTTCGTATGCTCCATCCGGTCCTATCTGAAAATTATCAGATATTTTTGGATCCGAGTTCCTAATGGATTCTGCTAACTGATCTCCGTGCCATTTCAACCATTCGTCATACGTCCAATGTGAATGCTCTGGATTTTTCTGCAGGTGCAATTTGTATTGTGATTCAAGTAGAGCCATCTTAGAATATATTGAATTGCATTAGGAAGTCCTTACTTACTGTATAGTCGCTGTGGCTTTCAACATCAATATCTGAGTAACTATTAGTTGAGTACATCTTAGTAAAGTGTCTACTCAATTCCAAGAAGCTATTACTAAATATTCCATGTGTCACAATTGCATATACTTTTGCTGAAGGGTGTGCTTGCTTGATTACCTTTGAGGCTTCAATAAAAGTTCTGCCTCCATCACAGATGTCGTCAACGATAACGAATGCGTGGTTATCAGAATACTTTTCCAACTCCGGCACAACAGTTTCAGTTATCTTACCAGTCGCAATATCCCTGTGCTTAGATGCTGTGATCAAGTTGCTAATTTTGAAATGCTCAGCTACCTTGTAAATCTTCTTTAGCGCACCAGCGTCTGGCGATACTATGACGATTCGATCACGAGCATCATTTCGGTTATCAATATCTGTAAGAGCAAACTTGACTAAGTTGATATTATCTATCAATCGATAGTTTTCTAGGCAGGCTTCCAGCACATCCGAATGAGGGTCCATCACAGTAACCGAATGGTACTTTTGAGAATTAACAATAGGACAGATTACTTCCTTCAAGTAGTTTGCTTCCCAATCATTAAATCGACGATCTGACCTAGCGCCCAAGAAGTAGGGAACATACAGAGAAATTTTGGAGTAACCTATATTTCTTAAAGCAGCCGTTGCGCAAATAACTAATTCAAGATCCCTAAATGTTTTGAGTCTACTTACTATCTGAACCTCAACATCCAAGTATCCCCAAGTTGTGTTTAAGGTGATGCTTTGTTGGCCGTCAGGAAACCTATTGATCTTATACTTAATATCTGATTTTTCAGGATATTCTAAATTTAATTGACTCATGTAATTATCTTAATTTTTTTCGGATATCTTCTAATGATGTAACGTTATATTGCTGGCCGTCTTTATAGATAAGTTGAAGTACGCCAGTGTCTTCTGTATTCCAAGATACTTTATCGTATAACTTAATTTCACCATCTAACTCCTCAACACACAACAGACCAGTTGCTGATTTCTTTGTTCCATCATCAGTGATCGGGTCTTTAAAAATCTCACGACCTTCAATTGCAAACACTGGGATTCCTGATTCTACTTGGTGTTTAACTTCTACGTAAGTGGCTTTCATTGCAAACCCAAATGTATCACGAGTATTGTATTGGTAAGTGAATGAACCGATACCTAACACTACGTTTGTTGATGCGAATCCTTTTGCTTCTAAACGTCTGCAAATCTCATCTGCTCTGTCAATTGTGATTGAGTCACCGTAAATAGCTCCAATATGTGAGTCAAGAACTTTGTATCCTTGTTCGTTTACTGTTCCTCCAAATACATCCCAAAGTAATTCGATAACTCCTTTTTCAGATGGATTTGCTTTACTTAATGTTCCATCAGCTTTTTCCGTTTCGTATTCTTCTTTATTATCAAAACGAATAGAACCACATAAAATATCTACTGGGTCACCTGAGTCAGGGCGAATAACTAACTTACCATCACGAGCCATAATTTCTTCTTTCAAAGTAACCACATGTTCGGTACAAACTTTCCAAAGATCCCATGTATCAGATACTACTGAAAGGATTCCTTTCGGATATGTCTCTAACAATCTGCGGAACGTTTCAACCTCGTCTTCCTTACCGCCTGCGCACATCACCGAATGCTCTGTAGCTGGAACTGAACCTGCAACAAACTCGCTAGCTCCATAGAACTTTCTAGCACCATGAATAGCTGGTAGAGAATCGGAACCTAGAAAGGAAGTTAGGTGACCTAAGCCTGAACTAACGACTGCCTCGACTGAGTCCATGCCTCGCATTGAAAAGTCATGCCCTTGCCAATCCACAAACCATGCTCTTTCTTTATCTGTCTTTTCCATCCAACATGTCAATACCTTTCTGTACTGATGGGCGATAGTAGCTGACGTCATTGGTTTCCACAGCAAGTTGGAAAGAATTGTTTCAAGATAATTTGTGATCCAATAGAAGTCAGGATGTGTGTTGTAAATAGTCAACACTGGAACCTTAATTGGTGCCTTAGTACCTTCCGGCAATGCTTTAACTGCAATTGGAAGATAGCCTAAATCATGCAACGCCTCAAAGTGGCTAACATCATAATCTGTACCTAGATATGCTGAAAGTTCTCTTTTCATTTCTCCGCAAACCAGATCCTTAGGTCGATCAAAAAAGTCTCTTTGAAACATTTCGTCCAATTGCATCATAACCATTTGAGGTCCGAATACTACAACTGCATCACATCCCTTAGGAGCGTACTTGTTTGAACGTGGTGTGAAGTTAGAATACACTAAAGTCGTGCCTTTAGGATACTGTTGGTGATGGCCAGTCTTGTAGCCGTCTGTTAATAGTAGAGGATTCATCTAGTTAAATGGTTTCAAGTTTAGTTCGTAGAGCACCAATTGCTGCAGTAAGATCAGTAAACACTTGGATGTTTTGTCTAGTGCAGAAAATATCAACGTTTCCTTTTCTCCAGAAACCTTCAGGGCAGCACACTATCATTTTATTATGATGACCATATGCTCCCAATTCAAGTAAAGAGATAGGGCTCTTTGTTCCTGGAATAAAGTTCATAAAGACAATATCACATGAGTCTAAATGATTCAACTCCCAGTTTACTTGATGATTGAACTGTGGATTAGATTGTGCTTGTTCCCACGAAGAATCCCAAGCATCTCTTCTAGGATTAAAGAAAGTGACTTCATCTTTCTCATCAAATGAATTGATGACTTTCGTTTGCCAGTCCTCAGCTTCTCCCATTTCAATTGAGCCAGCTAGGAAAACAGTCGCGTACGATCTAAAATAATCTTCCGATTCTTGTTCTTCTGATTCTGGTGTTATTGTTCTTCTCATCAGTTCTTATTTAAAAAGAATATAAATTCCATTAGCTATGAATATCCCTACTGCAAATGCAGACAATATCATTGCAACGATTCTGCTAATTTTTTTGTTTTTCATCGTCCATGGAATTATCCATGAAGCGACTAATGCTACCCAACCAATAGCCATGCAAAGTGAAAATGCTGTCATATATTTAAAGAATAAAGAGGAGCACTGCTGCTCCTCTAGTTTATATTTTTAGTTTTGATTTAGGAGAACTGGTGTTTTTCCGTCAGTTATGATGATTCTATTATTGCTCCAGCGTAACGCATCTATATAGCGCTCCATTAAGATTTCCTTCGTCAACCCTTGAGATTTGATACGATTAGTTTCTTGTTCGATTTGCGCTTTCTCCTTTTGCATGCGAGCAACTTCCAACTCGTTCTTTACTTGCTCTGCCATTTGCTTTTGATTATTACGTTGCTCAATTGCTTGCGCCATTGAAGCAGGTGGAGTTAGACCAGAAGTTAATGAGTTAAGCTTAAAGAACTTTATCTCAAATTCCTGCTTTAATCTCTCCTGTACTCTAGATTCAAATGCATTTAAGTTATTCATTAGGGAGTCCGTTGTAAAATTGCGAGCTTCCTCTCTGAATGCGTTTACTACTATTGGATTGAGGATCATGTTCTCCAAGTTGTCCATGTTATCGTCAAAGCCAGTATGCTTATAGTTGAACACAACATCGATCCCCTTACCTCTAATGGCTTCGTAAGTGAATGAAGGATCTACTGTGAATACACCTGCGTCCTTTGCAGTAATACTAACTTGCTGTGGATCGGCTGTTTGCTCGTACATAGGTACCTGATACAGTTCTGTTCCCGGACCCAACATTCCCTGATTACCAGTAACGATTGTGAAATCTTGTACTCCGTTTCGTCCGTAATTTTGCATTAAGACTCCCTCAAAGTTCGGTTGAACTGAGTTACATGCAGCGAATACCACTGCAATAAGGCTAAAGTAAATAGCTTTTTTCATTTTGATTTTTGGATTTATTGTTTAAACATTTTTGAATAAGGCAAGTTGAATAGAACGAAGATGTGAGTTACTACTCCGATCCATGCTGCCCAAGGAATTGCTGATCGAAATACGATCGTCCATAACCATAGCAAGCCTGTGTTTGCTACGATAAACAGAAGTGATGTGAAAAGTATTTTATTCATGTGATTATTATACTATATTTTTGAAAAGATTTAATAAAAATTTATATTTTCCATGTTCGCTTTGATCTTTTTTCAAAGCGTTTTATGATTTTTTCAGAAACCACTTGCGTTGAATTCAAAAGAATTTGATTGAAAATATTAATTTGATTTGAATCTTCAAGAAGATAATGAGAACCTGCATTAACGTTTAGATTAAAATCGCTCAACCTAGTTCCCAAAATAGCGGTTCTACTTATAAAATAATCGAGGGATAGACATTTATAATGTAGCATAATAAGATCCAAATTGCTCTCTTTAACGTTAAGATTGATTCCTACTGGATAATTAATGTGGCATCCTGGAGAATATCCTATCTCAAATATCATATTTGGTCTAAACAAAATTCTCTTATTTAACCCAGCGTGGGGTCTTCCATTCAATACTTGTTGAATTATTGATTCTGATTGATTTGGAAAAACCTCAGAAATCATTTCAAAACCGGTTGGTGTAAAAACGTCTATGTCTGTATTATTAGAAAGATATTCAAGAATATCATACTCACTAGCTAAAAATTCATCAGAATCGCAAACAATTACATACTCAGATGGATCTGATTTCCAGCAATTATTTTTTATCTCGAGGTATTTACGATCGTCTATCTTATTATTAGTAGAATATGAAATAATCTCAACGCTACATTCATTAAACTCTTGAATGATCTTAATAGAATCATCAGTCGACTCGTTATCAAATATTATTATTTTATCTACGAATTTAGAATAATGCTGTAAGAAAAAAGGCAATATCTTTTCTTCATTCCAGCAAATTGAATACAATGTTATTCTTGGCTTGATTATGTTAATGCTCCCATTTTCTTCTAAATTACTCAAAGTATTAATATACTTGTCTTTTTGAAAAACTGATGATATTTCTATTTCGAAAAAACCAATCGTCCTTTTAAGAATTACATAAAATACGTCTTGCTGTTTTATTGTATACTCTTTAAAACATATAGAATTTATTTGTATAGATATTTTGTATTCAATATTGATGTCATGTGGAAAGAATACTATTGCTACGTCATTTGGAGAATGTTCTACTGCAAGTAATGCAAGTTTTCCTGAATCAAATTCAGTAAACTTTTCTAAATTAATTTTTACTTTACTATTTTCGAAAAACATACAGACTATATTCTTTTTTCATGATGATCTTTTGGAAGAGCCAATTTAGCGATTGGTCGCTTGTTCATTATTCGAAGAACCTCTTCCATGCTAATTGGCTCTAAGTTATTTCCATCAACGCCAACATCCATAGCTTTACCATCAGCTACTCTAAGGTGATTAGGTAAGTGAACGTGTCCATGTAAGTGAATGGCTCCGTTGTTCATATTGTTCCAACTAGCAATCGGATAGTGCATACAAACAAAAGCGAATCGATCTATCGCATCCTTCTTAGTAGTACCAGGACGTTTAACTTCCAAGTACAAGTATTCGTGCACTGAGCTGAATAAGCTTTGTACATCGTCCTTGTTTCGTTGGATATGGTGATCGTGGTTACCTAGTACTAGGTGTACGTTCTGGCATACAATACGATCCCTAAATGCTTTGATGCTTTCAAATCCGCCAAATGACCAGTCACCTAGATGAATTAGAATATCGTCCTGCTCTACACGGTGATTAATCCAAAAAACTAGTTCATCATTCATTCTCTCCAAGGAGCTAAATTTACGAGTTAAGTTATCTGCGCCTACCCACCGTGTAGTAGCACTACATATGTTTGCATGATTATAGTGAGTATCGCTTGTGAACCACAGTCGCTGATCTTTCTTTAATTCTATTTTCATATACTTCTATAATTTGTTATAAAATCACTGCATACTCCATAACATTTAGAGACGTCATCACCGTTGATTTCGGGCAAAACTGCTATGCTATTTAAAATAGGCTGCTTTCCGGGATATGCCCATATATTGCCTTTACTTGTTAGAGCCATTACATCATTTTCATGCCAAAAGTAATGTAGATGTGTTCCATTCGGATCTAATTCGTTAAACTTTTCGATGACTTCAATTTCCTTACAATGTAACCATAATTTTGAATAATATTTTTCTAAAAAGTTAATACTTAATTCAAATTGTGGTTCATCATGACCTAGAAATAATTTATTATTTCTTATTCTCACATCTACTTCCACATCAAAGCCTAGAGTTATTGCAGTTTCAATATACTCTGGACTATTCTCTAATTCTTGAATGGGTCCACGAATGTTACCTCTATGAGATATTAGTTTCATTTTCTATAAAATATCAAATTAGCTTCAGCCGATGTTCCATCTGGATGTATTTCAACTGTGAATCCATGTGTTTCTAACCATGGCTTTACGTAATTGATATGGTTATTTGTGTCTTTATACAATTCTAAATTTAAGGCGACTTCGCATCTACCCTCAACGACTAAATTGATTTTATCCTTCAACGATAACAAACAATTAAAGTCATTACCTTGAGCGTCAATCCAGAGATAATCTATTTTTGTAATATTATAAAGATTACAAAAATCGAATAATGTTATTTTAGGCACTTGATAAGTATGAGTTACGTGAAAATCTTCTCTTTCCCATTGGCCAGAAAAATCATGTAAACTACTGCAGCCCCAGTCCCAATGGCCTGCGACTTTAAATGTAGCAAATCCGTTCTCAGTATCAACTGCAAACGGCAATATTTTGACATTATTATTTTCTTTAAACCTATCCCACAGAGTGTTCAATAGTTCATGAGTAGGTTCAAACGCATATACGATAGAACCATCGCTCGCTAGTAATTCAGTGTCGACGCCGCTATTCGCGCCAACTTCAATTTTAGTTTTTCCCATAATTTTCAATATAATATTTTAAATCTTCAGGCGTTCCTAAGCCCCACATTTTGTCTGCAGTAAACGTGCGTATTTTTTTATTATCTTCAATAGCTTGATTGAAGACTGGACATACATAGAACTCATTATTTACTCTAATGTTTTTTTCTATCATACGTTCCGCATACTTAACAAAATCTGAACCTATTTTCCAGTAGTAATAGCCGACTGTTGCGTCGTCCGATATTGGATTTTTTTCAGCAACTTCAGTTACGCAGCCTGTCTCTAAATCTATTTTAGCAAAGGACCATTTTGGATGAGCCGCTTTAAAAGTAACTATTCCTCCGTCTGCATTAGTTTCATTCATTTTATACATAAACTCATTTGAGTCCCATTCAACAAATTGATCTGAATTTGCAAAGAATAATGGTGAGTCATTATCAATGTGTTCTTTAGCTAAAAGCGCTGTACATGCGGCTCCTTGTGTTAGTCGGTCAGTTTCGACAATTTTGCAGCCCGGCGCAATTAAAGATAGCATAGTATCTAAATTATATTTTTCTCTGTGCTCTTTTTGAACAACGAATATGTAATTTGCGTCAATATTCAAATTCTCAATTACTACTTGTATCATAGGCTTCCCATTTACGTCGATAAGAGGTTTTGGAAAAGTATAACCAGCTTGCTCGAATCTACTTCCTGCACCAGCCATCGGAACGAGTATATTTAGTTTTTCATCTTTCCATTTAGGTGTTATCATAATACTTCCTGTGCTTATTTCATTTATTTTTTTACGTAAACTATCATACGTTACTTCATTCGGATGCGTGACTCTTAGAATATTAGCTTTAGCCCTAGATGCTGCTAATAGTCCATACGGCGAATCCTCAACTATTAGTGTCTCCTCAGGTAAACAACTCATCATTGAAATAGCTTTCCAGTACATTTCAGGATGAGGTTTTGAATTTTTAACATCTTCATTAGATATAATCAAATCCATGTATTCAATTATACCTAATTTAGATAAAACAGTTAAAACGGTTTTTCGTATACTGTTTGAACAGACTGCTATTTTATAACCATCACTAGCAAGAGAGAACATACACTCTCGAAGGCGATCAGATTCTCCTACTTTACTTAGAGAAGCTAACGTGTATTTTTGTTTTTCTTCCCAAATACGCTTGAAATTTTCCCTAGGCAGTCCTTTACGATCATGTAACATTTCTAATTTTTGACTAGTTTTTAATCCATCATAAATTGATAAGTGTTCATCCCAGTCAATAGCGTATTCGCCTAGAGCTAGATTTAATGAATCAAAATGTATATTCTTTGCATCAATTAGAACACCGTCTAAATCAAAGATAATTAGTTTAATTTTTTTCATATTGTATATGTCCCGTCTCTTAAACTATAGAAAGTATATTTGAAATTATCATTAAGTGTAATATGCGGTAACGATTTTTTTAAGTATTGAAATAAAATATGCTCAGCATCTTTCAACTTTGCTAGATTTTCAATAGATTCCTGCATCATCCAGTCGAAGCAGTTCGATGCAATATCCATGACATAACTGTTTCCACCATACATCATATCATAAAAAGAAGATTCTCCTTTATTTTTTATGTACATTGACGTGTCTAATCTATTAAAAGTAATGCTGTCTAATTTAGTATCGAATCTGTATCTAAAAACAAAATCATATTTGAAATTATTGTCAATTTCATATTGCTTTTTTAGATCATTCGCTTGTTTTATTTTATAAAACATTGATGCAACATTTCTAATAATAACACCAGAATAAGTCAAAGCATCGCCAAATTTATTCTTTATATTTTCTATGCAGGTGTCGTCTGATATTATAATTGATTTAGGATTATACTTATTCAATATATCATTAATATTCGCAGACGTTGTATCGACATGATCAAAAAAATGATAAGCGATTGGGTTGTCTATCGTATGTACTGGTCGATATCCATCTTGTTTATATGTTGATATAAAGTAATCAGCATCCAATTCGGGCAACATTATTTCATTAAAGTACCGACTATGACCTGATAAACAAACAGCAATTCTCATTTTATAAAATATTTAGGTCATCAAGAAATACATGATTATCTTGATCGAAGGACTTCATTAAACCATTTTTGATTATGCTATATTGCACTGGATAGTCTTTATTGAAAGTTATTGTAAACGTGTTCAACATAGGCTGATTCAATTTTAAATTACAAACATAGTGAAAAAGAATATTTTCAGCATTATTGAACGATTGAAGATAGTCTGGACTCTGTTGTATAAACCATAGATAGCAGTTACATATTGAATCAATTATATATGATTTACCTGCAAAGAATAGATCTAGAATCCCATCTGGACCCTTCAACATATACAAATAATTTTGATCAAATTCAAATGAATTAACTTTAACATCGAATCTACTTCTAATCACGAAATCATATGTGAAGTTATACGATCTTTCATGTTCAGATTTTAACACATTTGCCCTATAGATACGATAAAACATCATAGCAATATGATGTAAATAACTGTTATTTTTTGTTTTTAGACCAATATATCTTTCAACTTCAGCAGGTATAGTAGTATCATATAAAAATTCCCAAGCTTTCGGATTATACTTTGTAAGTATATCATTCAAATTAGCTAACTCTGTTCTAACATTATTTTGTGAATGATATGATATGAAAGATTGGGTGTGTATATTAGGTAACCCAGATTCCATACACGAAGAGATAAAATAATCAACTTCAAATGGAAAGTTTGGTACGTTTTGTAGATAATTTCTACTATGACCTGATAAACAGACAGCTATTCTCATCTACTTATCTTTTACTTTTAAAATTCGTCAGGTTTTAATACTTGCAAAAGTGTAAGTTCACAATTCACTGCCTTTTACGTATTTTACTGAATCCCCAAGTTGAGCAAAAGTAGGTCGAACTAGATGAGAACATATCTCTATCTTATGCGAAGTTACTTTGATTTTAAGTATTGGAATTCTATTTTCATCAATGAGACTAAACTGAAGATCTTCCAAAGAAACTTTTTCAGATATTTCTAAGATAACGCATTCATGATCAACTGACTTAACAGTCCAATCTAACAAACTTATTTTGCGGAGACTTGTTGAATTATCGTGAAGTTGCCGCATAGAGTTATTGTGTACACATTGTTCTGAGTCAATGGAATATTGTGATTCTCTTGAGTAAAAGTTATGCATCCATCTTTCTCAGAATACGAATTAGTGTAATAGTACTGTTTGTCCTGAGCAATTATTTTATAAAGAGAAGACCTTGTATTTCTTTCAGATAAGAACATTAGTATACTTGTTGTAAAAACTACAATCAGTATTAACACAATACTTATTCTAACTTTGCTAATCATAACTATTTTTTACTAGGAATTTATCTAAAGTTTTAAGGAATATACAAGATTGTTGGATTATCTTTATGTATGTCGAGCTCAGAGTATTTTTGCTTAAATTCATCAAGCCTAAATGGAGAACAGATAAGATGATGACCGTGCTTAGTAGGAATATTTGCAATAACTTTCGCTCCAATTGGTTGCAAGCTTGCAATGTACATCTGAACTTCTCGGTCAAAGATCTCATCGAAATTATCAATATCGATAATCCATTTCTTTTCAGGATCAGCTGAGTATTCTCCACACACCGACTCGTACGCCTTTCGAGCTGACTTAAAATCCTTGTTCATGATCTGATCAGTTACTTTCTTTAGAACGTGAAACGCTATTCTCTCAAAGGATCTTCTATTCAAGTTTATGCATGCTCGTGCATTATTAAACTCGCAAAGATTTACTATCTCTGGAAATAGCTTTTCTAGATGAGATTCGGATGTGATATAATAAGTCTTTATCACATATGAATTTGATCCTATTTCTGGATTTTCCTTCTTTCGCTTGATTATCTGTAAATGATAAAAATCATCCTCACTTCTAAATTGAAGTATGCTCTTTATTAGTTCAAAGTTATTTACCATGTTATATCAATTCTCCTTTTTCAATTTCTTCTTTACGATTAAGAAGCTCTACTTTATTGCTTATCCTACTGAACCACCAACTTTTTGAAAGGTCGATGTCGTTAGAATCTGCATAGATTCTAAAAACTTCTCTTGGAACTTCCTTCTCCAATTTTGGACCGAATATCCACCACTTTCGATATGTGACAATTTTAGTCCCTTCGTAAAAAATTGTCACCGGTTCTGATCCGATATCTTCGCCATATGATTCCCACCAAGTTTCGTATTGGAAGGTTCTTCCTGCTATTGTTATGCTTTTCATATTCCGTATGTTTGTTCTGTTACTGTCCAACTAAGTATTTGCATGCCTTTTACATAATGATCGCGGTCAAATCCACGAGTGTTTCTCGGTGAAGGTAGCACATGCAAAAAGTTATGTCTTTGGCTGTAGAGCATATCACTATCATCATCAATAATCAAATAGTTTTCAATGCCAGATTTTTGAATGTTTTCGTTCTGCGCGTCACGGCTCCAATTAATATGATGAAAGCCATTGTCTCTTAACCACTTCTCAATTTCACATCCTCGAGGTACAGTATAGCCATTGATGTCTCCTCTAAAGTTTGGGGTAAGTCCAATGATTTCGCCAGGCATACCTTCAAGTTCCCAAACCTTTTTCATATATTCAATGCCTGAATGCCTCCAAGTAGAGCTGATGACGATCTTTGCCTCACTTTCAGCAATCAGCTTATTCAACCATTCTTTGCTCCATGAGCAAAAAGCTTGATGTTGATCCCCATTAGTCCATTCAACATATTCGCATTCACCGGCAGCATACGCATCCTGGCAATTCAGCACACCGTCAATATCCAAAAAGATTATTTTCATGTATCAATTATACTAAATTTCAAAAAAATGTTATAACTATTTTTAAATGTTTCAAATATTGAGTATAATTTTACTATGGCAGATTTTTGTACTAAATGCGCAAATCATATGTTTGGCGAAGACGTTAAACCGGACATTGACATACGTGAGATATTTGAATCTTTAAATGACGGTTACATGCAATCCGGATTCATTTGTGAAGGTTGTGGTTTGGCTGCGATCTCTAAAGTAGATAATGAGCTTACTTTATGGAGAATGGATTACGTAGACGGCGAAGGCGAACTGATTGAAGTTAAAGCTTCAATAGACGATTATTAAAAATAAATAGCATAAACGCGAATCATGAAGTTTATGCTACTTACTCTTGGGATCGTATTACAACTACTTTCCTTTTCTCAAGATACGATAATCGATCGAGGAATTTATCAATCTTATTACTCATACTCTTTACAGCAACCAATGTATGTAAAGTATGTTCTTTGGAAAGGAGGAGGAGAATGTAGTCGATCGAAATTTAGATTTATAAATGATACTGAATTAGCAATGGTTGATAATTCGGAGTACACTAGATCTGGTTTTGACAGAGGACATTTAGCAAATGCTGAGGATTTTGCATATGATTGCGTTAAAGATGAATTGACATTTAGATACTATAACTGTCTACCGCAGACTCCGAACCTAAACCGAGGTCCTTGGAAAGTCTGGGAAACAACAATTAGACAGGAATCTCAAAAAGACTCCTTATTGATAATAACTGGAGGAATTTGGACAGGAACTATTGAGAAAGGAATACAAGTTCCAACATATTGTTGGAAAGTTGTACAATCACTATCGACCCTGAAAGTTACGCATGTTCTACTGTTTACTAATAAAATAAACGACTCAGTCGGAAAGGAGATAACGTTAGCTGAACTTGAAAAGATGCTAAAGTATCAAGTACCGATCCGTAAAAAGAAAATCATTAAAACTAAAAAATAAATGAAAAACCAGCAATTAATCGATCGTTTAGATCAATTGCCTGCACAAATCGCAGAAGTGTCAACTCAATTAATGGAGTTGCAACAAAAGAGTCAAGACTTAAAAAATGAGCAAGTTGATCTTGAGTTACAGATCAAGATGAACATCTTGACCGAAGTTGATGACAATGGAAAGAAAGTGTATTCAAACGCTGAGTCTCGTGATGCTGCTCTTTCTGAAAGAGCGAAGGCGCATCCGCAACTATGTGAGATTGCAGCAAGCTTGGGTGATTTAGACAAGCAAATTCAAATGATTAAGATCAACCTTGAGAAACTTGCAAACGAGCAGAGAAACATCAGAAGCATCATGGCATTCATTGCATCTGGCTCGGCAAATGACCTATAACTTAGGCAAAGTTTATTGTGACTTCTCTTTTATCTAGGTGAATTTCAATATCATTTATTGAAATTTGTCCAAATTTAGAGCTATCAAATTCCAACTGATATGTCCATCCTTCGTCCTCACTAGAGTCAGCGAAGTTGATGGACATTTCTATTGGTATTGTCCGGTCGTAGTCTGTTTCTTCAGACCATACATCAAGTACTGCTTCTCCAACAATTGAATTGATGTTGATTTCAGCCCCAAATATTCCTTCTTTGCCTATTCTAAGGTCAGCTGTCCACGTAACGGTTAGCTTGTCACGTATTTCAAAGTAAATATCTTGAATCTTTGGATCATACTGTGGAAAATCAGAATATCCAAAGTCCCTACCCAATTTAGGTTCGCCATACACACTTACGTCAGAAGATCGTAATTTTGTAGTAAATTGAAGTGTCTCCATATCTTTATTTATTAGCAAAGATCGATTCTAATAATATCGAGATTGTGAAAGTTAGGCAAAAAGTTACCACGATAGCCAGCAATATTACCCATAAATATGAAAGCGTTCTTCTATATCTAGCAAAAGCTTCATCAAGAATTATAGCATCTTCTGCCGATTGTCCATATTCTTTAGTTAGATTCTTAACTACCTTCTCTCTTATTCTATTTAGAAAATATATTTCGAAACAGTCAAATGCGATTAGTTGAATGACTATGCTCAGAATAAGACTGTTGTTTAGTTTGAATACACGCAATATTGAATATATTATGCATATTATAAACCATGATAGTAATGGATATTTTGGAGCATCGAAGAAGAATAAAACTTTTTTCATTTTTTTGAAGAAAATATTTCTATGTACACACCGACTCTAGAATCAGCAATTTCTTGAGAAAATTTTCTTTGTTTCTCCTTATTTCCATTTGGGTAGCATTCTCTAAATTTTGCGTAAAGTAATTCTCTATCGTGTTTATCGTAATTCATGTTAATTTTTACTCAGGTTTCCATGATAGTTCTCTATAAATAAAGTATGAGATCTTTAAAATTAGCAATAGCTGTGTCAGTTTGGTGTCTATTTGCATGGACAAGTTGGTTCTTCTCAAAGATAAGCCATCTTTTTAAAAATAAATAATCAAAAGCTAAACTTTTAACTATAATGCTCAAATCATTTAGTCAATATTTAAAGGAGAAAGAAAATCCAGATCAACTTATACAAAAATTTGCAACAGCTGTTGCACAAAACAGTAAAGTTAAAGAAACTCCAGCTGGCTCAAATAATTCTCCAGAGATTAAGAAGATGTTGAGTAACGTTGGTATAAATTCTCCAGCGGCATGGTGTGCAGCTTTTGTTTCATGGATATTTGATTTAGCTTTCTCTGAAAATCCTCCATTCAAGACAAGTGCATCTGTGTTAAGCATGTGGAAAAATTCACCAGAATCTATGAAGATTAATATAGATTCTGCTAGAAAAAATACATCATTAATTTTACCTGGGATGATCTTTATTAAAAGCAGAGGAGGCGCTGCTTCTGGAAAGGGACATACTGGTATTGTACTTGGTTTTGAAAACGATCAACTAAAAACGATTGAAGGAAACACAAACGATGAACTTAGCGGAGAAGGTCATAGAGTTGGTTTGAATATTGAAAGGGGTCGTAAATTATCTGACTCTGAATTACTTGGATTCATTGATCCTTTTTTAGAATATAGATCTGAACCTGGATTTAATCAAAAATTAACAGAAACAGTAAATGCAGCTCTTAGAAACGTTGGTGTTTCTTCAAATATTGATGCACCAGAGTCGACTACGAGTACTCAAATTGATCCAGCAGCCAGCATACAATCCGTAACTGATCCTAAGGTTACTGATACTATACCTGCTGCGACCACTGAAGAGATTAAATCAAATCCCATAATGAGAAACATGATTATGGGAATAACTAAAATGGCACTAGCTCCAGTAATAGCTCAATTGTCTAAAGCACAGGATGATACGGCTATTGCTCAAGAACTAGATAAATTTTGCAAAGACACTCAAAAAGATCCCAAGCAAGTTGCAAATAGCGTAATCGGATCACTAAAGACGTTAGATAAAGTAGGATTAGATTCTAATAAGATCGCAGCAGAATTTGGATTAGATCCATTGGTTCTTGAGAAAATAGTAAAATACTTGAATACACTAGTTCCGGATAATACTTTAGAAATGAAGTCTGGAACTCCTTCATTTAATGCAATAAATCAATGGAGCCCAAGCTTATCTACTGCAGCTGTTTCAAAAGATTTAACTGACTTCATAGAAATAACTAAGCTTGTTATAGCAAAGCTTGAAGGAGGTTATTACCATCCAGATATGTTGAAGGACGGTCGTGTAAAAGATACTCGTTATTCCGGAAGCGGTGAAACTATGTATGGATTAGATAGATTTGCAGGACATGGTCTATATTACTCTACTCCTAGAAAGGGTAAAGATCCAATCGATGATCTGCAGTATTTAGATAGCTATGAATACAAGACGCCAGCAGCTAAAGAATTCTGGGAAACTATTGATTCTCAAAACGCTAGATCTACTTGGAAATGGGGAGAAAAGGGACCTTCTGCAATTCAACCCAGACTATTGGAATTAGCTGCGCAAATAATTAAGCCCGAATATGAAAGGCTTGCTCAAAAATATCTTTCACCAGAAGCATTAGCTCTAGTAAATTCAGACGGCCGTCTTCTATTTAATTTCATATATGCTACGTGGAACGGAAGTGGATGGTTCCAGAAATTTGCTAATAAACTAAATGATGCAGTTAAATCTGGAATAAAGGTAACTGACCAGCTTGTTCAAGTTGTGTTAGATGCAAGAGTAAATAGTGGAAATAGCTTAGTTGCACAAGGTGGCAAAAAGATAGCAAATTTAGTAGGATTCGCATAATACTGCTGATCTTAAATAAATAATATCATGAAATTACATAGCTTTTCAAAATTCATCTCAGAGAAAGTAGAATATCACCGTGAACTCTGTCCAAAGGTATGGAATAACATGCAAATGGATGAAGCACTTAGAGAAAAGTTGCTTGCAATTGCAAATGATTTTTGGGAATCATTAAAGCTAGATATTGAATTATATGATATTCAATTGACCGGTTCCCTAGCAAATTACAATTGGACGAATGCATCTGACTTAGATGTGCACCTTATAATTGATTTTGGACAAATCAATCAAGATCAGGATCTTGTTAGAAAAGCATTGGACGGTCAGAGGTTTATCTGGAACCAACGCCATGCTCTTCAATTAAGAGGACATGATGTTGAATGTTATGTTCAACATAAAGACGAACAACACGTAGCGTCGGGTCTATTTTCAATACTTAAGAATCAGTGGATAATTACGCCTACCTGGAAAGAACCTAAGGTCGACGAGAGGGACGTTACTGAAAAGGTGAGAGTAATTAAATCAGAGATGTCTGAGATCATGGATCGCCTCAAGAAGGCAGATTCAGAAGAAGCTCAAGAATTATATGACTATATTGGTAGATTTAGAAAAAAGATACAAAACGATCGCAAGGAAGGTCTTGCGAAAGATGGAGAATTTTCAATAGAGAATCTAGCTTTCAAGGAATTACGACGAGACGGTTCAATAGAGAAGATCATAAACGCTCAGCAGGATGCGTATCGATTAATCTACGAAGAATAAATAAAAAAAAGAAAATAGGATGTACAAATACCTAAATTTTAATAAGATATACGAAGATGCAGCAATTCAACAAACTGCACAAGATCTTGCATTACAAAATGGAGTAAACTTGAACTTACAAATATCTGCTCAAAATATTGCTAACTTAAAGAATGAATTCCAAAGTGTCGATGATTCATTAGTAGTGTATGCAATAGATCCTAATCAGTCAGACGCTAAGAAACAATCAAAAACAATCAAAGTATACTTTGATGAGGATGTTCCTACTGTTTCAATGAATGCGGAGGCAGTTAGTGATTCATATATTCTTCCTTTAACCTCCGCTCAAATTGATGAATTAGCTTCTGGAAAACAATTGATCGACTTAATCTTAAGAGCGCCAGATGATCCTTCAAAAGCAGCAGTAGCTGACGTAAACGGACAATTGACTCCTGTTAAAATTAATGTTGCTCAACAGGGAATTCAAACAACTGCTCAGCCTGAAATGCAAGCTCAACCTTCTGAGCCAATGATGAATGAACCTAGTGAAATTCCAACAGATGCTGAACTTTTACCGGGAATAGCAACAGAAGGCAAGATAGCAACATTTGATGCTTTCATGGCGGTTCAAGAAGCTAAGAAAAATAAGCAATGGATTAAAGATATTGATATGAAGAAAGGCGCTCTTAAAAAACAATTAGGAGATGACGATCTTACGTTTGCAGATATTGAAAAGGCTGAGAAAAAATTAAAGAAAAAGGACAAAGACCCTAAGAAAAAAGGTCTTCAACTTGGAAAAAAGGATTCTACTTTGCATAAGAGATTAACTTTAGCTAAGAATTTAATGAATGCCAGTGGAGTTAATGAATCAAAATCTGAGCAGATCGCAAAGATTAAGAATGTATTGGTTGAGATCCATAAAGCAGTTGAGGAAGCTATTAAAAAAACTACTAAAAAATAATGACCGAATCTACACAAATGTTCTTGTCAAACCTTGATTCGATGGCTAGACACATTGAAGAGCTAAGACGAATCAACCCGAACCAATTAGACGCTATTTTACAAGAGCATGCATGGGCAGAAGACCATATTGCAACAAGCAAAGATGACTTGCAGGAAGTTACTGAATTTATGCTTTCATACACTCAAAATACACTAACTCACCATGGAATTAATGGTCGAATTCATACGTATGAAAGTTGGTCACATGACTTGAAAAAATAATAAGTAGAAGATGAAATTGCACAATTTCAATAGTTTCGTTAATGAAGCTAAAAAGAACAAAAAGAATTACTTGGATGAATTTTTCGCCGATGAAGAAACTCAAGTAAAGATGCCAAAAAAGAAACCTGCTAAAAAAGCAACTAAGAAAATTGACCAGGATGGAGATGGAGATTCAGATTTCGCTGATGCTAAAATGGCTCAATACAAAGCAGGTGGAATGGATAAGAAAAAAGCCTTTAAAAAGTCTAGAAAGTTTAACAAATAACCCGCATAAGAGAGATGGCCAAAACTAAAACACAAACAACTAGTGCATTCAAGAGTAAACCCAAGAAGAAGAGACCTGGGATTCATGCTAAGACTAAACAGTCAAGCAATAAGAATGCTAAGTTGTACAAGAAACCTTACGCAGGTCAAGGTTAATCACTAAGAGTTTGCTAGTTTTAGCAAAACGTCTCCATGACATGACTTAGGATGACACCAACAACCTAATGTTTTTCCTCTTAACTCGTGAAGGTCAGCTAATAAATGCTGACCTTCTCCTTTTAAGATATATTCCTCGTACTTTGCAACAGCTTCATCCCTATTGCTCACAATGTATTTTGCGGCAGTCCTACGGTCATCGATATGAGTGAAAGGATTTCCCCATTTAGAAGGACGTCCTATATACACATCACATGGTTCTTTTTTAAAGTGAACTACTCGTGGTGTATTAGATTCCATCTGCATTTGGGAAGTTTTTCTGAAATGAAATGGTGTACGCCATTGCTGGTGAAAGTGAAGGATCGTTTCTCATCTCAATCAACGAATCATGGATAACTTTACTTATGTTCTCCTTAGGTAATTCACGATTAACTCGGTTGATCCATGAGGTTTCACAACTTTCATCCTCAGTAAAATCATAAAGATCTGCCATCTGTGAGGCTTCCTCCTCAGTCAATCTGTGAATGTTTGATACCCAGCCCGGTTCTCCATTTGAATCGAACCATGCAAGTCTCTTTGGCAACTCTACGGTCACTGTTTCGCTCGTCATATTTTATTCTATTTGTTTTTACTAATATACAATTTTTAAGAGCTCTCTTAAAATAAATAAAAAGAAAGAACGACTATGTCTGCTTTTGCGAGTTTTAATTCATTTTTGAAGGAAAGTAGTAAATACATTCCTACACAGCCTAAGGAAGGGTCAAGACAAAGGATTAGAGTTCCTAAAGATTCTACTGATGTTCCAACTATTACTTTTAGAGTACTTCATAAAATTTATCAATCTGGGTATGAAGGGATAAGATATACAGATATTGTAAAGTTTATAGTGGAAGACGTTAAGGGAGGGAAATATCAACATAAATTCGATCGAGGCCATTGGGCTACTAACTTAACGCAAGCTAAATATGGATGGTACGGAGGCGAATACCGAGGAGGTATACTAACGAACTATTGCACTAAGACTGATCAGGGACGTTGGATTCTAACTAACAAGGAATTGATAGCTTACTTTAATTCTCTAGATTCAGGTGATATTATGGATCCTGAATTAATGGACACGTTCATAAACATAATAAATCACTTATAAAATAACAAATAACATGGCAGGAAGAGTTTTAAACTTTGCTGAATTCTCATCGAAATTTTCGAAGGATTCTGAACAAAATACCGCTGCAAGCTTTGATACATTCTCGCATAGTGCAGATAATTTCAAAGAAGGTTTCGATAAGGAAACATATGGTTCGCCTGAACCAAAACCAAATCGCCCTATCTCAACTAGCGATGAGCCTACTCCTCCTCAACCTGGAGAAAACGGAGCCCCTAAATTCAATTCATCAGCTGCTGATTCAACTAAACTAGAGAAACCAGAATCTTCTGAGTCTTCTGAAGAAGATGAGACACCTGAACCAGAAATGGGAGCAAATCCTAAGAAAAAAACAAATGAGTCTTTAGAATGGTTGCTGGAGAGGTATGATGATTGCGACGATTGTATGGATGATTCTATACTACTTGATAAAGAATATGCGGACGCTGGTCCGATTGTAATTTGTTCAAGTTGCGGAACTCAAAAAGCAATGGATGCAGAAGTTCCTGAAGAGGATCCATGGTATTCTCAAGAATTTGGCATGCAGTGTGGCTGCAACATGTAATCCTTAAATAATGCAGATAACTAAGGAAATGATGGAGATTGGTATTGCTTTTATTACTGGTGTTTTAGGACCAGTTCTCATTCTATTTGTAAAGTCTTACTTGGAAAAGAATAATAAGAAAGTAGACTTGTTAACTGAAGCTGTTGAGCATTCAGATGTTGTAAATTCAATGTTAGATGGAATACTTGCAGATAAGAGCGTCGATCGTGCATGGATACTTCAATTTCATAACGGAGGACACTATTATCCTACTGGAAAATCAATACAAAAATTTAGCATGTTCTTTGAAGTAGTTAGACATGCAAAAGATTCAGTTAGATTGCAATACCAAAATATACCAGTTAATCTTTTTAGTAAATCTCTATCGCAAATAGTAAAAACAGGAGAAGTAATAATTCCAGACTATCGAGATGAGGAAACTGCAACATATGGCTTGAAATATATTGCTGAAGAAAATGGAACTAGAAGTTCTTACCTCTTTGCTATAAAAAACCCAGAAGGTAGAATAATTGGGGTTTTAGGAATTGAATATACTGGTCGTAAGAAAGAACTTGAACATGCAACTATTCAAGAACTAAAATTTAGTGCAGCAACATTGGGTGGAGTATTGATGAATCACCTAAAAAAATAAGAGATATGAAAAATCACATACATACTTTTAATTCTTTTTCATCAAAATTAGATGAGAATAGAAAGCATACTTCAAAAAGACAAGAACTTGAGGAAAGAATTCTTGATCTAAAAGATGAGATGAGAGAAGTATTTGCTGAGATGGAAGCTGAAGCTGGAATGGCTGGTGAAAACTGGACAGATGACGATGCTAATAGATATGGTGATGAATTAAACAGAATTGAAGACGAAATTGCTAAAATCCGTATGCGTATTAATAAAATGGATGAAAGCTATCTTGATTTTCAACAAGCTGCTAGTGTAGCTCAAGATACAGAAGGCGCCCAAAGATATGAATACGGATCTAATCCAAATCAAATGGAAATGGAGTTTCCAAAAGATCGTAGATTTGAGGAAGAACCAGAAGAAGATTTCGAAGACCCTGAAGTTTTTAGAAAACATATGGAAAGCCCTACTCGAAAGCTTGATTCTATTATGACAATGGCAGAGATTATGAAAGGTTTAGTCTCTAAACGAGGAAAGAATAACAAACAACATCCGTATGTTTTAGCTAATTTGGAAGATGCGTACATGTCGTTGAGGACGGCTTACTTGAGAAGTCAAGACGGATTTTAATCTTCCCAATTAAGAAGTACATCACCTAAATCGTCGGCTACCATTATTAACATTTGAAAATACTCAGGAGAGTCTATTCCTTTTTCAGAAATTATTGAGTTCTGTATGGCTTCTAGCTTTTGAAGTATCTCCTTCTTAAGTTCTTTTTTTAATAACTCTTGTTCTTTTGTCATGTTATCTTATACTTAGATAATTGGATTTCGATCTCGAATAAATAATAAAAAAGATCTGTAAAAGATGAAGAATTATAAGAAATTGAATCGCATGTATGAATCAGTAGAAATGCCAGAACTTTCTCAAGAAATTGCAAATTGTGGACTTTCTGAATTTATGACAAAGCTCGAAGCATGTTGTGCAAACGACGCAAGTTTATCTGATAAATTAGATTCATTAAAGACATTAGTTTCAGATATTTGTGCGCAACCTGCAGTGATGACTGCATTTAGCCCAGAAGCTGAGCCTGTGATGGAGCCTACAATGGAACCTACAATGGAGCCAACTTCTCAAGCTGAACCTACTTTATCTGAGCCAGTTCCAACATTTGGAGAATTTACTCAAGGTTCACCTAATCAAGAATATAACGTACCGACATTTGGAGCATAATGACTAAGAACTTTTCTCAATATCTAGTCGAGTATTACTCTTTGCCTCAGCCAGATGACTATAGACCAAATAAAGTCACAATGTACGCTAGAGGGTCAGGTCAACCGCCATCTCATTGGAATAATTCACCATTCTTGGCAGGTTCGCCAGCAGTTAGCGCATTTGGAAGAAATCCAAAGGCTACTAAAAAAAAGAAAGCATTAAGCTATAAGGAATTTATGAATGCTTTAAAAAAAATAAACAAGTAATGGCATACTTAAATGACTATGATACTTTTAAAAATTTGAAAGTTAGCGAACAGGCGACCGGAGAAGGGGATATTGCAGGCTTGAAACAGAAGATGGAAACTGCTTTGACTACCAAGAACAATGCTCAAAATGCATTAACATTAGCGGATAAAGCATATCAAGAAGCTCAAAGGCAATATAATGACGCATTAGCAGCTAGCGTAAATGCACAGAATCAAAAAGCAGCAGCTGAAGCAGAGGCCGCTAAAAACATACAACCGACTGCATAATGAAAGATCATTTAGATTCATTTGATGATTTTATCTTTGAAAAGAAGAATCAAGTGTATGTCACCAACTATACTGGAATGGCACAATCGGCTATTGCTGGCATTTATACTTCAGTTCTTGCAATAGCTCAGCAAATAGCTAATGAGAAGGCAGTTAGAAATCCAAATAGACATAACGGAAAAATAGAGGAAGTAGATATTACAAGAGCAATGAATTTAATATTTCATAGCGATTGGAAGAAGAAGATGAAGCAACAGTTAGTCGGCCAAATGATGAACAATGCTGCTGAACGTGCCGGTAAACAAGATAAAGTATCAGCTAAGAAGAATCAAAGAGCAATGGGAAGAAATTTAGGAGATGAAAAATTCAATGTAGACATCGATAAATCCAGCGTTAGATTTAGTGATGATCGAACTGGATTTGGACCAGGATCAAATCAATAATTAACATGACTGAAAGAGAACTATTAGAAGATATTAATAATGAGATCACCTTTTCCGGAATGATTCCATATTCTTTGCCCGACAAAGAATTAAAGAGGATTCTGGAAAATGATACTAAATATTTTTATGATAACTGGAGGCACGCAGTAGAACCACAGTACATACTATTGCCTACTGCTCTTTTTGGTGATCCTGCTTTTAAAGCAAATCGTCAGATTACTCTTCCGGACTGTGTGCAAGCAGTTATTGAGTTTAAGGAAACTCGAGGAAATTCAATATTAGGAACAATTGACCGAGATTTCGGAGAGCAAAAGTTTATAGGATCAGAAGTTTACTTGACTCCATTCATTGGCGAATCTATAATGTATCGTACAACAATCTTTTCTTTTCTTGACCTAACTAAAGCATTTGTTTTGGACACAGTCTCATATGACTTTAATAAGAACAGCAAGAAGTTGACAGTTGTCGGTAGATCTCCAAAAGTAGATGCAGTTATTAAAGTTTTAAAAAAATTAGATAAAGAATATTTGTACAAGGACGAACTTTTCCAAAGATATGTTCGTGCGCATTCTAAGGTTAGACTTGCACAAATGCTACAAACATTTAACTATACTCTTCCTGGAGAAATAACTTTAAACTATCAAACAATTACTCAGGCAGCTACTGCTGAAATGACTGAAGTAACTACTATGATGGCTAAAGAGAACACTCCAGATTGGTTGTTCTTAACTAGACAATAATTACTATGGCAAACGTTAGAGATTTCTATATGCGTCCTGAAGAGGATCCTAGATACATACCAGATCAGATCGAGGTGTATGATCCATTGGAAGCAATTCTTACTCAAGTTAAAATGACTCTATTAACTTCTAAGGGAGACGTTTTAGGAGAACCTAATTTTGGATTGAATATCGAAGGTAGATTGTTTGAATACCAGATCGATATTGAACAGTTTACTGAAGAGGCAAATAATCAGATAACTGCGTTTGTTCCTGAAAGTTCAAATAGAAGAATAACAGCTTCTTCTCAAGTATTTGAGTTAGGACAGTCACATAGAATTGGAGCTATGTTGAACATCAATATTGATGGATCGACTAGCGCTTTCTCAGTTCTATACGATTAACGATAGCTACATCCACCTAGCCACATTACTAAACTCCTACGCGTCCCTCTAGTTACTGGTGAAACCCTATGTAGTAAGAATGAAGGAAATACTAAAACAGTCCCTTTACCTTTTGGCAAAATCTCCTCGTTTCTTCCACGCAATATTCCAAAATCTCCTCCATCGTATTCTGATGGATCTGAGAGTTGGACAGTTATGCTTAATTTTCGAGTAGCTGCAACACCTTGACCAACGTCTATATGAAAATCGTAGTGGCCTCCACCTTCATGATATTCAGTATATTGAATTGACTCAAACGATGGAAGCATAATATATCCATACTGATTTTCGTTAGCTTCATTTGCCATGCCAATAATCTTTTCATATAACCAATTGGTAACATGATCTCTAAATATCCAGGAAATTTCACTTTTTCGGTATGATTCAATTGCATCAACTGAGCTCAACAATTTTCCAGAAGATTTTTCTAGATGTGATGCAAATTCAATGACTCGCTGTATCTCTTCGTTTGAAAAACCATGTTCAAACCAATACCAATTAGTTGGATCGTTTGAGATAAGTCGGCTGTTTGTATAGTTCATTTGTTTTTATTTAGTCCCACCAACCACGAATGTCAGTTCCATCAAGTTTCTTGTAAAAATCTTCACCTGATTCTCGGATTGCATCATAATCAGGTCCTTTGATGATGTAACATAACTCTTCCCAATATTCTTTTTGAAGTTCGTGGGCTCTAGTTATTATTTTATGATTATGTTCTTTTTCTTCAGGTGTATCCTTATCGACCAGTTCATATAATTTTTCATTCTCTTCTCCGAGTGGATTATTAATAGTCTCATCATCAATCTCCTTGAATTCCCAATCATGTAAAATCATCTTCATTCCCAACTCCTTTTCAGCGTCTTCAATGAATGTGTCGTGAACACAAACATCGATAAGATATGATAGTCGTTTCATCTTTGCAACTTTCTTCATACGACTCTCATCAACTTCGTGTCCGTGTTTTTCAATCCTCCAGGACATATCGTCAACTGCCGTTTTTACCCAAGGCAGGATAGAACCGTCCCCATTATACCAAGTGTGGTTCCATAAGTTCTTACGGAATATCCAGAGATTGCGGAAAAAGTTTGGTATGTCGTATCTAAACAAGTCCCAAGTTTTCCAATACCATTTTTGTCGGTTTACCATTCTTTTGAAACTATCAAAAAAAGTATCTGCAAATTTTGTCTTCATATCTTCTTAATCTTTTGGTTCTTCTTAGGGATTAACTTATTCAAAGTGAGAGGTCTGGTGCCTACTTACTTCAATAACTTAAAATAAATCGTCTAATTCTTCAGGGCACCTGTCGCATATGTACTTTCGCACAAATTGATCAACAGTACTTCTTATGTAGTTCTTCAATCTTTTCAATATCTTCATTACTCATTGAATAATATTTTGAAGAGAGGCTCGACAATTTACTTATGAATTCGCCCTCATGTAGAGAAACAGTATCTGATTCGACTAGAGAATCAGTATTAAGATGACCTTCTTCTTTCAAAGCTTTAATGAGATCTTTAATATCAGATTGTGTGCACTTAGATAAGAGCTCATCAACTGTAACATCAATATCTACATAAACTTCGACATATCGTTCTGTAAAACGTGGCATATATTTTTTATTTAGTGGTTTTTAAAACTGTAAGCATACTGGTCTCCATAAGAAACAGTTATCTCTTCGCCAGCACTAATCTTTCTAATTGACCTAAAAATTAATGTTCTATTTTCTAAGTTGTGAGACCATGCAGCATTTGGAGAATCACTATGGTTGTATAACGAAGAAAAACCAAAGCCGACTACTAATTCTGAATATGGTTCTCGAGTAGGCCATAAAAATCTATAATCTTCTAAGAGGTTACCTACTGTATTTGGAGAGTAATCTGCTATTTTTGCAATCGGTGCTTCTTCAAGAAGACAATATGCTTCAATATCGCCAGTTGCAAAGACTCCCCATCCGTGAATAGAACTTTCCATAATCTTTAACTTTGGAGAAGTGTAAAGTCTTTTCATGAAACTATTATACAATAAAAAACCGCTAGGATCTCTAGCGGTTTTAATTTTTATGAATATTTTTTATAGAGCGCCAGTACCTTTGGTCTCTCCGCCCTCGATTGTTTCAGAGCCGGCTGCTGCTTCTGGTGCGGCTGGGGCTGGGGCAGCTCCTCCTCCAGCTGGAGGAGCGGGTGCTTCGCCGCCTTCGCCAGCAACAGGTTCGTCTTTTGCTGATTCCAGCCATCGATTATTTGAATCAATTTCGTCTTGAGTCAATCGCAATTCAGTTCGAATCAAGTATTCTGTCGAGAAATAAGGAGTTCCGTCATCTTTCATTATTCCTTTCTTAGCAGTAAATGAAGCGATACGTTTTGCATCTAAATCATTCTTCTTCATCTCCTCAAACACGTTATCGTCGTTGTACATGATTCCCATTGCAGTATTGAACTTATGATCTTCTGCCAATTCAGGATAAGTAAGACACATCTGTAGATACCATGGTTTTACAAGTAATTCAGAAAAAGCCGAACGTAGTCTTCTAATAAATTTTTGGTATCTGATTTCTTCCCTTGTAATACCTTCAGCGTTTAATGTGAATGCTCCCATTCCAGATTGACCTTCCCATCTTGAGTAAGGAATCTTTGAATCCATCTTCAATTTCTTATAGAAATAATTTAGGAGCTCTGATCCAGACAAGTTTGGTCCAGGCATTTGTAAAGGCTCAATCTTAACTGATTGATTCTGATCATTTACTGGAGTCACATAATTCTTATAGAACAATATATTTGGTTTACCGTCAACTTGAACTTCACCAGTGTCTCCATTAAATTGAACGTCTTCTTTCAATAAGTTCATGAATTCTTTTACGTCCTCTTGCGCCTTTTGGAAACTCTTAGATCCGATAGGCACGCTTGTTTGCAAACGTATTGGAGCATTCATTACGTGCCAAATCACCTTACTATGTTCAATGACTCTAAGCAAATTGAATGATCTTATCAAACGTTCAACGAATGAAACGCGCTTTGTTTTAAAGTGGTTCGAATACGATATGTAGATTACTTGAGAATCAGTCAACGTCCTAGTTGAACCAGTAGTTGGGTCATATTGATTCCAAACAAGATATAATTTACCCTTAGCGTCCTTTGTTAATTGAGGAGCTAAGCTCGCTGGATCAAGCTCCTTAAACCCGATAATCTCAGTAGGCTTTTCCAAATTATCGTAAATGATTTCAAAGGAAAGATGACCTTCTATCAAAAATTGAAAAGCGTATTGCCATGCAGATATTCCCTCAGTAAATCCCCAAGTTGAATATATTTTGTTGAAAGTATCTGAATAATTCTTGGTTACTGATTCTTGGAAATTTAAGCGCTGTTGTTTATTCGATCCTCTATATAAGATCTTTCCAGTAATATCGTTCGGATAACAGAATCTATTATCTTCTCCATAAACGATCATATCATCTGTGATAGTGTCTAATACAAATTCTATTTCTCCATTTGCTGCAACATCTCGTAATCTCTCTCTTTTAGTAGTATACTCCAATTGAAAGAATGCAATTGCCTTGCTTCTAAGATTAGAAGTAGTATCTGAAAGAGCCATTGAATATCTTAAAAGATCGTCGCCAGCTCCATTTCGACCAAGTCGAGATTGCATTTGACCCTCAACGAAACCTATCGCCTGAGAGTTTCTAAGAAGAAGATCTTCATACCTGTTCCCGAATTTGCTGAGCGCTGAGAACTTTGAACCTCCTCTTCCTAAGCCATTTGTATCTAAAAAACCAGCCATTAACTTTGTTGTTTTTGTTCGAATCTATCAAAAATATCCGCAATGCTTCCTATATTGGGTGCAGTCATCATTGCTCTAGAATCGATTGCTGCAAATGGAAGCTCTCCAAATTTGTCCCAATCTAGGATTCTAGCATTCCTAACAGCTTCTAAATTATATTTATTTATTGAATAGTTTAAATTTAAACCACTAGCTGCCTGCAGCATGTCTTGGGATATGCCATAAAATGGCAGATGACGAGTTCCTCTCTCCTTGAATGGAAGTAGTTTTTCAACCTCATTTCCATCTACCCTTTCAGAATAGTAAAGCTTTTCAATTAGTGGTCTAGCTAAAGTATAGTAGACTGCTAATAATTTAGCTCGATAGATTGGTGGGATAGGTTTTAAGTTCACAAGTATAGAGAATTCTCTCCATCGCTCATGATGTAGCATTAGACCGCATGGATTAAGGTCAAAATACTGTTTTTCAGTTATGTAACCTTCTGGGTTCTCTCTGTACTCTTGAGTACTTCTAGGAATCCATGATTCATTTATATTTGGAATCTCAATAGATAGTGAATAAAAGTATGCAGGAATCAACTCTCCTCGATTGACTGAAGTCCCACTTTGTTCAAAAACTTGAGAAATTGTTCTCTCAGCTCGGTTAGAAATAATGTCCTCAAACTTTTTCATCTAGTATCTTTTACGCCTTGTTAAACAGAAAGTTTTCAGTAATTATCCCGAACTCCATGTTATTCTTACGAGCGTACACCTTTGCTGCTTTGAATTTAGCATCATTGATGATATATGCTTTTGCATGACGCACATAGTTTAATGTCTGTTTCTCAGTAAGTCTCTTCGGAGACTCGGGAGGATTTAGATATTTGTTTGGCTTGATCTCAATCAGCCACTTCTTTATCGATCCATCGAGCTGCCTGGTTGCCATATAGCAGTCTACCCAATAAGTACTTTCCTTTTTTAGAATAGGGTTCCAGTATGGGATCCCAGTAGGTTCAGATGCGTATTCAACAACTAGTTCGTTTTGATCACAATAATCTAAAAACTTAAATTCCCAACTAGATCTGTAAATTACTTTGGTCGGATCACCCTTGTATTTTTGAGGATTTTTAGGCACAAAGTATCCCTGACGAACTCTGCCGTTTTGGGGTTTTAGAAAGTCATGAATATCTCTTTCTTTCTTTGCCATTATGTAGTATTAGTCGAGATTCTCTGAAATGAATGCATCAGCATCTTCAGGACCAATCTTTCCTAACTCAACTAATTTAACTACTAATGCAGCAAGAGCTAGTTTTTCAGGAACACTACCTTCCTGATATTCTGTCTCGCCTTCTTCGAAAGCTTTTAATAAATCGTCATGAGCAGCTTCAGCAGCCATCTCCACATCCTCTTCAGAACCGACCAAGTCGATGAGTTTTTCCAATGCTTCTTCTGAGAGATTGTATTCTGTTTCTTCATTTGCCATTTGTTTAGCCTTTTTACTATTTATTAGATAAAGATAAGGTCGAAGGCTGTCTCTGAGAAATACTGTTCGATTACTACATTGAATTTTTGGTAATCCATCGAGCTATCATATTCTGATAAAAAACGATATAGATCATTAATATCTTTAATAAGATCAATCTCTTTCGATTTTCCCATATGTTTTAGTCGAAGATCATACGTTAGTTTATTCCAAAGAAAAACTTTGTAGCCTTGCTTTATTAGATCAATCATTTCACCTTTACCTGCAGAGTCACGATCAAATAAGATTCTTGCATTCTTCTTGCTAACAATGGTTCCCAAGATCTTCTTGCTCTTAGTTACTCCAGTAGTTGCTATGCTATTGTTTAGAAACATTGAGTCGATTTGACCTTCAGTTATCATAATAGGTTTTGAAAAGTCAACGTTTAAAATATTAAAGAAATTGTTTACTGAATTTATTTTTTCTAAAAACTCATCGCTAATACTTCGAACTAATCCGCTCTTCTGCAATTCCGAATAGTTTCGGATATCGTATCTTGGCCCCTTCCAATCATTACTAATTCGACGAATAGCAAATCCTAATATTTTACCGGATGAATTATCTAAATTAAAAAGATAGATTTTGTCTTCTCTAGAATCAAAGTAACAGCTTTTCTCAAAAGCGGGTAGATGATTTAACTTACGGTTAGTAATGTATTCATATATCGGAGAATCAATTTCCGCTTCAGCACAAGGCGTTAGAGAAAATCGAGAAGCTACTTGTTCTATGCTTAATAATGAATCTCCGATTCGCCTATCTACTAAAAACTCTATGATGTTTAGTTCTCGTTCTTTAGTTTTTGAAGTATCAACAGTTCTTTGAAGCTCGAGATCAGGGATACTTAATGCATATTTACTTGCAAAATTAGAAATGAAGGTCTTTAATGGAACCCATTTCATGCAACCATCATTAAAACACTTGTAGGTTTTGGTGGTCAAGTAGAGATTACCTCTCTTCTTGTTCTGATCCTTTTCAGAATCTCCACAGTATGGACATGCGAAATTGATTTTATCAGGATCCTCATCGTTTATCTCTTGCTTTA